TCACCGCGCCGCTCGACACCCGCGCGCAGTTGGCGACCTTCGCCTGCGCGGGCCGAAGCGTGCCAATGTCCGAGCCGACACCCCCGCCGTAGCTGTAGGTACGGCTCATCTCGTAAGCAAACCGGAAGATCCCCTCCAGACTGTCCGCCGTGATCGGGATGAAGTAGCAGTTGCGCAGGCTCGCGCGAAAGTGCTGGTTCCCGAGCCCATACATGATCCGCCCAGCGGGGCACAACCTACGCTCCCTGAGCGCCTTCCTCCCGTAGTCGTCGGGTCCGTAACCGATGGCATCCGCCCAACGCTCACAGCTCTCCTGCGGCGTGTTCTCGGTCGGGGCGTTGCCATCCCCCTGAAGCGCGTACTTGTCATACCACACGTTGGCGTTCATAGCGAAGCGTTCGCCGCCGAAGAAGTCGAGAGCTTCAGCAGTTACGCCATCACGTACTGTCTGCATGCAGAGTCTCCCTGTAGCTCTACCTACTTAGTCGGCGGATGGCGTGGAAAGCCGCACTACTTCTTGTTCATGATCCCGGCGAGGCGATGCTTGTACCAAGCCTTCGGCTGCTGCCTCTTCTCCACCTTCGCCAGGTCTTCAGGTAGCGCAGGTCGCATGACGAGCCGTCAGCGGCAGTTGTACCGACAGATGGTCTCCCCCGCCCGTGGAGTCGTCGGTAGCGTCATGCGAGAGTAGGGCGACCAGCTTTGCAGGAAGCGGCACGAGTTGCACACCCGCCGATCCATCGCCGTCACCCAGTCGACAATCATGTGGTCCGGACTGCCGATGATCCGCCCGGAGTAGTAGATGTGCTTCAGCGTCGCGACGTACGCGTTGATGCGCCTCGCGATCTCCTTCTCGGTCGCGCGACCGGCGACGACCTTGCGCAGGAACACGCGGAGGTAGCGTAGCTCCTCCTCGACCGCCTTCTGCAGCCATTGCTTCTCGCGCTTGCCGATGCGCAGCTTGCCGGTGATAGCCTCCGCGCCGGCAGACTCGACACCGATCCGGAACATCGCCTCGTGCGCCGCCTTGACGATGCGGATGGCGTTCTGGTGCAGCCGCATAGCCGTGCTCTCGCCCTTCTGGAAGCGCTTGATCTCCCGAGCGAGAACGTCCTGCATCGTCATCGACTGCCGCTGCAGCTTCTGGTTCGCGGCTTGCGTCTTCGCCTTGCGGGTGCGGCGGAACAGCTTGCCGATGCCGCCGACGACCCACCTCGCCGCCTTCGCCGCGCCGGTGACGACCTTGCCGAGCGCACGCTGAACGAACCCCGATTTCGTCGCGTCGAAGTCCGTCAGGCTCTTGCTTTCGACGAGGTGCCGCTGGATGTCGTTGACGTCCTCGTCGTCAAGCTCAATGATGACCTCGTCAACGAGAAGCATGCTTCCGCCACCGGTACGACGAACCCTCTGTCGTGTAACACCAGCCCTCCGTCGTCGCAAGCACGGCGACATGCTCGATGATGCAGCGCCCGCACGAACGCATGAACACGATGTGCGGGTCGTAGAGGTGCACCTCCCACATCCCCTCAAGCCGACGGCGCCCGTGATAGAGGATGACCTCCGACCACAGACGACGCGAGAGGTCGATGCCAGAAACGCTGTCAAGCTCTAACGCCTCCGGCGGGCGACGATGCCCACGTTCGCGTTCGGATAGCTTGCGATACTCACCACCCTGCAGGAAACTGCGGAGGTATCGCGAGGCACGGAAGCGAGGTGTGAGGCGGGCCGGCAGCTTGCGTACAACGCGAACCCCCTCCGCGAGGCGGAAGCGATCGACGTGGTCGCGCGCTGGCTGCTTCGCTGCGTAGAGCGCACCGAGCCCGGGAATCCTCACCTCCGCACCGTCGTGCAGCACTTCGCGAGCTTCCGCCGACAACGTCGAGAGCAATCGGGTAGCCGTGTCGCGACTGACGCCAAGCCGCGTCGCGAAGCGCGTAGCGAAATCGGCTGTCGAACCACTCACGCCGCTGACCTCTGCGCGCTCTCTGCGATCTCGCGCAGCTCCGACTTCATCCGTGCCTTCCGCTCGCGGGAGACTGCCTCCTCCATGAGGTCGGACGCGACGACGATGCGCCTCGTCTCGCTCTGATCGCGTGGCTTGAAGTTCTCCGAGAACTTCACAGGGATGATGCCGGAGCGCACCCGCTGCTCCGACGTGAGCCCTTCCACCGGCACGATGCGCTCGATGATCGCCTTCAGCTCGGGGTCGTTCTCTATCCGCTCGCGCAGCGCCGCCTGCTCACCTGCAGACAGTCCCTCGAACACCATCCGCGAGCCCGACGGCGTGAACGTCAGGTCCGGCTTGTTCTTGTCGCCCACCGGCGTGAGGAGCTTCGCCACCATGTCAGGTTCGAGACCAGCGAACTCGCTGAGCACGTACGCCGCCCACACCTGCTTGTTGATGTTGAACGACTGCTCCATCTGCTCACCGATCTCCATCATGTAGCGCACACTCTCGAACCGCTTCGCGTACAGCTCCGCCTTGTGCGACTCGTCGAGGTAGCTGACCGGAGCCATGCGCAGCTCAAAGCTGTTCGCCGGACTCGCAGTGTTGATGCCACGCAGCTCCAGGTGGATCTTGCAGAGACGGATGAGCCCGGCGAGGAAGAAGTGACGCAGGCGCTTCACCCCGCGGGAGAACTTCACGCTCTGCTGCGAGAGCGTATCCTCACTACGGTAGCCCTGCGAGTCCTCGAACCCCATATACCCCTTCGGCACGCGCGTACCCGCGAAGAACAGGTCGCGCACGTACTCGATGTCGAAGATGTCGCCGCTGTTCGCGCTGCCGGGGAACTTGTCGATGCCGGAGTTGTTGTCATTGTAGCCAACGGGCCAGTAGATGTTCGGGTCGACCGCCCACGGTGCATACTCGCTGCGATACTCGCTACCTTGCGGGTTGAGCGAGATGATCCGCTCCATTGCCTTCCGCCAGTTGCGAATGATGCGGAAGGTCTCGTCGGGCGACGCGTTGCCCGTGAAAATCTTGAAGATCAGCCGGTCGGGGTGCAGGTTCATCCGGTAGATCGTCATCTGCTCTTCCATGAGCTTCAGCGTCTTGTAGATGAGCCTCACGTTGTAGAAGAACGGCGTGCCGTACTTGTGCGTCGGGCGCTGCGTGCGGATGCGCCAGTGCACGATGTCCCAAGGCTGCAGCTGCGGGTCGAGTCCTGCTTCCACGTCTGGCGCGTCGCCCGTAGCACCTTGCACCTCACCGACGGCAAACCCGCGTAGCGACCGGGATGCCGACTCGATGCGATGGACGACACGCGGTTCGAGCGGGAGAAGGTCGAACACGCCCTTCTCCTTCTCATACTGCACGAGCCCGAACAGGTCGCCGTACTTCGCCAGCGCCCACATGAGCCCATAGCACGTATCGTCCATCTCCAGAATCTCTAACAGGCGCGTCAGCTCGACCGTCACGCGCGTGCTCGGTGACGAGACCCACACGACCTTCTCGCTCTTGTGATCCGGCTGCGTCGCATCCTCGCAGTAGGCGTCGAGAGCCGACGCCGCGAGCACGTACTGGAACATGTCATCCATGTCCGTGTACACCTGCTCGCGATGCGGTTCAAGGTGCGTGTAATTGCGGTAGTAGTCGTAAGAGGGGCTTGCCGCCATCAACGCCTGACCGACGTCGGGCGGGGAACCCACGCGCTGAGGGATGTCCGTCTGCGGCGCACGCGCGGCACGCTTCAGACCGAAGAGCGTACTGTACGCGTCGCGAACCCGCTCAATGAGCGCCATCACTCCCCTCCTCTACCCCACCGTGCCATCTGCAAGATGATGTCTGCTTGTCCACTACTGAGCGACCGCCCCGGCTTCGGCTTCACAGGCATAGCAGGCTTCCCCATCGGAGACGGGTCGATGCCTTCGATGTGCTCTCGCCGTAGCGCCGCACCCACGATGTCGTGAAGCCCCTGCTCCTCTATCGTAGCGGGTGCTGGGTCCGCGCCCTCGAAAATCCGGTCGGGTTCTACCGTCCGGATCGGTAGATCCAACGTCGAGAGCCCATAGACCGTGCCCGCTACCGCGTCGCTCACGTCCTTTGAGTTGTGAACGATCACACCAGCCATGAGACCGAAGTTGCTCCACCCGTCAACTTCCAGATCGTAGACCGGCACAGGCTCGCTCAGGTGCACCGGTATGACCGCCTGAACGCGATGGTTCCCCGGTCCGTCCGCTGTGGACTTCTGAAATGCATCCCACGTCTCAAAACCGTTCTGACGCAGGACGCGCATAACGACATTCCGACCGCACCTCAGACGCTTTGACGCCTGGTTCGCGTTGGCGACTTCGTACTTCAGCTCACAGAGCGCCGGTAGGGTGATGTCACTTCTGTAGAACCCACGTCGCGCCGTACGCTCAGCTGCCGCCAGAGAACCCTTCTTGTAGCGTTGGTTCGTCCGCTTCATTGCAGCGGAGTGCTTCCGGCGCCCGACCTTGCTCTCATTGAAGCGCTGGAGACCAGCGCGGACCTTCGCAGCGTAGCGCTCATCCGAACGGTGCCGTATCGTCGTGTGCGCCCGTGAATGCGCGCTCTTCCTCTCGACCCTGAGGTTCTCCGGTCGGTTGTCCCGCTTCTGCCCGTTGACATGATGAACGATGCATCCCTTCGGTATCTTACCGCCGACTACCATGTGATGCGTGAGCACGCGACCCCTCGACGGGATAGACAGGCGCTCGTAGCCGCCATTCACGGGCCACTGTCTCGTGAAGGGCATAAGGCGGTCATGTACGGGACGGAGTTGTTGCGCCTCGCGGTACGTCCCATTACGAAGCAGGAAGCGATGTTCCGGTGTGCAACGTACTACAGCACCCGTGTCGAGGATCACGTCGACAAGCTCAGTGACTTCCTTCGTCTTCCGACCTCGGGCCAACCCCGGAACGACGTTACCATCCGTCTTCGCAGAGTAGACCCATACCTCGCGGTCGCACACCTCCGCGATGGTCGGGAACGTACCGTCGAGAAGCGGAAGCCGCGTGTCCCCCACGAAGCAACCGTCCGGCGGGTGGTCGACCTTCCGCTTCTCCACGTCGTGTACCAGACGCACGACCTCGTCGATGTACGGCTTGTAGTAGTAGAAGTTGAGCGCTTGGTAAGTCATCGTGTCGCGCAGCATCGCGTACGGGCGATCGTCTCGGTCCACTGAGAGGATGCCCGCGCCCTTGAAGCCGCCGATGTCCGCGAGCGGGTCTTTCCTATGCTGCTGCCTACGCGAGTCTGTCGGAACTTGCGCCGCCTTCTGTAGGATCTGCGACGCCATCGCGCTTTCCCAGCCATCGAACGTCACCTTGATGAGCGGAATGCCGAAGTTGCGCAGGTTGAGGATGAACGCGACGATCTTCGTAAGGTCGATCTGCGTGCCGAACGTCGGCACGATGCGTAGCATGAAGTCCATCCATATCTTCGGACGGAACTCCTCCACCACCATACCCGTGATCGGGTCATGCTTCGTGTACGTGTAGTAGTCGAAGCGGTGACCCATCGCCATGCCCGCCGAGTCGCCAGTCAGCCCGAGGTCGACGTGGATGACGCGTGGCTCCGAGGGGCGCAGCTTCATGCGCGCCGCGCTCTTGTCGATGTAGACAAGCTGCTCCCAGTCGATCAGCTGCAAGAGGTCTGCCGCCGGATCGTTGAGCGGTAGCGTCGCCTGCTCGACGGAGAACGGGTGCTTGCGCGACTTGTCGATGCACGCGTAGACGCTCTCGGGACGCTGAATGAGAGGCGACTCGCCGAACGTCGGGATGCCCGCTACGTCGCGCAGAGCGCCCTCAATGTCGCGATGGAAGTCGGCATAGAAGTCCATCGGCACTTCGACAATGGGCTGCTCTTCGGGCGGGTCGAAGCTCTCGATCAAGTCACCCGAACGCAGGTCGTAGCGGTCGAGTAGTTTGCTGCTACGGTAGCGATTCCCGACCGCAACACGGAAGCTCCTATCTGAGTAGCGGTCTCGCCCCTTCGTGTCCCACAACGAGTAATCGGAGACGTGCAGCTCGGAGCTACCGCGCATCATGCGAAGGTGCTCCTCAAGGAAGCTCGATTGCGTGCGGCGTGAGCTAACGAGACACGCGAGCCCAGGACACCACCCGTGCTGCGCGAAACGACTCTTGATGCGTCGCGACGTGTGGTTGTACAGCTGGTACGCCTGGTCCCTCTCCTTCGCGTCTTCGCCCTTCGGCAGGTTGCGGAGCTTCCGCATGAAGTTCATCTCGTCGATGACGACGGAGAAGAGGTTCGAGCCGAGCGCGTGAATCTCCGTCGAGCCCTCTTGGATGAACAGGTTCGCCTGCGGCCACTCGATGCGGGTGTCCTTCGACTTGCGCCGCCCGAACTGCTCTTTGAAGTAGGGAGAGGAGTCGAAGAAGCGCCGCATCTGGATGAAATCGATGGACGCCGCATTGCGAAGCGTGACGTTGAAGCAACCGAACGCAATCTCGGTCCCGGGCGCGAGCCCGTAGTACGCCTGCGGCGAGCGAAGGCACGACAGGAGGTAGACCTTGAACGCCTGCGCCACCAGCGCGGAGTAGGTCTTACCCGCGCCGATGGCGCCCGTCAGCACCCACTCTGCTACCGGGGAGCCCGCGCTGCACACGTAGATGAGGTCGGATCGCCAGGCGGGGTAGAGCGTACGTCCAACGTGACCGAAGTAGTAGTCGTCATCGAGGAACTGCTCGATGGTGACGGGTCGTACGCGGTAGTCCAGCTCCCATAGGGCGTCGAGCGTCTCCGACGCCCCCTTGTCCCTGATCTCTAGCAGAGCGTCGAGAAAGACGCCCTGCTCATCGAAGGAGAGATGCTTGACGTTCTCGAACCACGTGCGGACGGTCTTCTTGTCCCTGTGATCCGCCGCTTCTACGATGCGGTCGAGGAGTGTCTTGAGGTCACTACGCAGCTTCGGCTGCGGAGGCGTCGTCTCCGGATTCATCCATGAGCCTCCGCAACAACGCCTCCCGCGCTTCCTGCTCGTCGGTATGCGCCGGCTCCGGCAGCTTACCACGCTCCGCCAGGTTGAGGATAGCCTGCATCGTGGACTGGATGGTCCGCCTCGCCGTCGCGGACACGTCCTCGCCAGGTAGCGGCTCGTCCTTCGGCGTCACCTGGAAGATGGTGTTGAAGGTCTGCTGCAGGTTCGGGCTGAACCCGTGCTTCGTGTTCGACGCGGGCGACATGAGACGTTCGAGGAAGTCGATGTCGTCGCGCTCGAACCCCTGAAGCGCCTCGACGTGTCGCCGCAGCTCCTTCGGATCGTCCCGCAGCGCCGCCAGGTGCTCCGGGTCGGTCATGTACTCCAGACCGAGGTCAAGCGCCTTGTACAAGCGCATGAGCCGGTTCATCTTGTGATTTCCGAGCACACCCATGAACAGCTGGGTGCGCTCCTTCTGGTTCGCGGCGTGGTCCCGCACATTCCGGCGGACGTTGCGCGGGAGCGGACGACCATCCACAAGCGACGCCGTCAGCTCCTCCAACGTACGAAGGGACTGCGACGTAGGATGCGGAGGTCTCACGGGCGGGTCTGCAGCAGACATTCGAGATCCACTCCCCTAAGTCGTTTCTCCATACGATAGTATATCCGCCGGACCTCGTCTGTCACCATCCCATAATGCCGAGCGATGTCATACATCACACGAGCCTTAGAACCCTTCGCGGTGCGGTAGACCTGCAGGAAGATGCTCACGTTCCTGACCGAGGTCTCGATCTCCTCCCGCGTCGGGATGCGTATCGTCATGCCCGCGAACAGCTCAAGGAACTTCGACAGCACCTCGCGACCGAAGACGTCGTACAGCTCGGGGAGGTGCGTATCATCCGCCCGGTCGAGGAGGAGCACCGTCACGATGTCGAGGTACTTCTTGTGGTAGAGCCCGACCGCCTTCATTCTGGCGCCTCGTAGACCGCAAGCATGCGTAGGTCGTCGCCCCGCCCGAACACCTCGATGGTCCCCCTCATGTTGTACAACAGCGTCCGGAGCCGCAGCGTGACGTGTTCGACGAAGAACTGCGGGTTCGTGACGCCGTAACCCCGAAGCACGTACAACTCAGGCTCGTCACCATCCCACAGACATTCAATGACGTAGCGGTACGCCTCCGGAGCTTCCGCAAGACGCGATCCTTCTACCACCTGCCTGTGAAGGACCGTCGGCAGCTCGTGGAGGAACGCGACCGTCTCTGCAGGAGCGGGGATGGTCGCGGTCGTCCCCCGCCAGCCCTTCGCGTCGAGGTAGTGCGACGCGGGATGAAGGTTGCGATCGTTCAGCGTGTTGATGACGCTCGACCGGCACACCTTGATGATGTACTTCGCGTAGTGGGATGGGTTCTCGGTTGACAGACGCCCCCGCGCCGCAACGGTCCAGAGGCTCACGAGCGCCCGCTGCACGGCATCGTCGCGTTGCTCGGACGTCAGCGACGCGTACTGCAGCTGAAGCCACTTCGCCAAGCCGCGCCGCACGTAGCTCAGGTAGAGGTCAGCGCCCGCGAGCCCGGCGAGGTAGAAGCGATACAGATGAAACGAGACGTGGTTG